ACTGGTGGTACATTAAGCTACGCTAATGTATACATCGTTCACACGTTCTATGCTAATGGTACATTGGCTCCAACAACACCAACATTGTACGCAAATCCTGATTATCAGATTTCACGTTCTTTGAGGTTTAATAGCGCAGATTCTGCTTATTTGAGTCGTACTCCTGCGAGTGCTACAAATAGTAAAACATTTACATGGAGTGGTTGGGTTAAAAGAAGTGCATTACCTGCGGCAGGTGTTCCTATATTTTCTACGCAAGGCTCACCATACTCACAGTATTTGTGTTTTGGTGGAACAGATATGACTGCATTAACAACAGATGCGTTATGTTTTTTCAGTCCAGTTTCTGGTTCTGCTTTTTCCGTTCAAAGTGCAAGTGTTTATCGTGATGTGTCTGCGTGGTATCACATTGTTTGTGCTGTAGATACAACTCAAACAATTTCGGCTAACAGAGTAAGACTGTATGTAAATGGTTCTGAAGTTTCTTATGGGAGTTCAACTTATCCATCACAAAATTTGGATACATACATAAATTCAACAGGTCTTACAAGTATTGGATACACAGCCGCAACTTATTTTAGAGGCTACATAACCGATGTTAACTTTATTGACGGGCAAGCATTAACACCTTCGTCATTCGGTTGGACAAACCCAACAACAGGCGTATGGGCACCACTTGATTTTGTGGGAACATATGGTACGAATGGTTTCAATCTAAACTTCTCAGACAACACCAACACAACTGCCGGCACCCTTGGTGCAGACTCTTCAGGTAACGGCAACAACTTCACACCTAGTGGCTTCAGCGTAAGTGCAGGCGTTGGTAATGATTCACTTGTTGATACACCAACATTGTATGGCACAGATACTGGTTTGGGTGGTGAAGTGCGAGGGAATTATGCTACGTTTAACCCGTTGATTAAAGTTGTGTCTCAACCGACACTAAGTAATGGCAATCTTCTTTCTACTGCCCCTGCGGGTTGGAGTTCAGCCGTAGGCACAATTGGCGTGACAAGCGGTAAGTGGTACTGGGAAATTGTCAACGGCAATTCAGATGCTTTTGTTGGTATCTGCGGAGATAACGCCACACTAGGTACTGACGCACCGCAGAGTTCTACAGGAACTATTCTGTATTACGGAAATACAGGCAATAAGCGCATTGACACAGTAGATACTGGATACGGCTCTACTTTTAGTACGCAAACGATTGGTGTTGCGTTGGATATTGATGGCGGGACAATCGTTTTCTACAGGGACAATGTGTCTCAGGGAAGCATCAGTCTTTCATCAAGCACACTAAACGGCAGAACTATTTTCCCATTGTCAGGCGTAATCAGTACAACTGCCACAGTCAATTTTGGTCAACGCCCATTTGCCTACACAGCCCCAAGTGGCTTCAAAGCACTTTGCACACAGAATTTGCCAACGCCTACGATTGGTGCGACAAGTGCGACTTTGGCTAGTGAGTTTTTTGATGCCACTACATGGGCTGCAAATGGTGACAATGTTAATCCTCGACTTATCACAAGCAATGTTGACTTAGCTAATGGTGGTGGTTTAATATGGGCAAAAGGGCGTGATGTTGCAGTAAGTCATTTTCTTGTTGATTCGGTTAGAGGATACACAAAGTACTCCGCAACAAACTCCACAGCCGCTGAAGACACCTACAATTTTGGCATTGCAGGAACCACTAATGGATTTACGTTTACTACCAGTTCTAGTTCTTTAAATCAACTTCCTTACAATTATGTGGGTTGGCAATGGAAAGCAGGCGGTACGCCAGTAACGAACACATCAGGCTCTATCACATCATCAGTAAGTGCAAATCCTACAAGTGGGTTCTCAATTGTTACTTGGACAGGAAATGGAAGCGATGTGTCTATTGGACATGGGCTTGGTGTTGTGCCTAGTATGGTGATACATAAGTTTAGAGGCGCAATATCTAATTGGTCTGTTTACACATCTACAACTGGCGCAGGGAAGCGTTTAAAACTAAATACAAATGATGCAGTTGCAACTGATGGGTCTTTCCCAACAACACCTACATCATCTGTTTTTTATATCAATGGCGGTAGCAATGACAATGGTGTAACAATGGTTGCTTACTGCTTTGCACCCGTAGCAGGATATTCTGCAATAGGTTCTTACACAGGCAATGGTACTACTGATGGGCCGTTTGTACACACAGGATTTAAACCAGCATTTATTCTGATTCAAAAAACTACAGGAGGCTACTGGCTTATTCTTGATGTTGCAAGAAATACTTACAATGCAATGACAGGTCAACTTTGGCCCAATGGAAATGATGCTGAAAATAATAGTTATGGTGTGCTTGATGCTGTTTCAAATGGTTTTAAATTAAGAAACACCGCCGCAGGATATAACGATGGCACCGCAGTATACATTTATATGGCCTTTGCTTCTAACCCCTTTAAATATTCACTCGCACGATAAGGACTTAATATGTACGCACTCATAACACAAAACAATGAAATCTCAGAAATTGGTGAACTTCAAAAGTTGTTTCCCAACGAACCCAATCCAACGGCTTCATACGCATCACAAAATGGTGCTAAAGAAATCATTGATGGAAATCAAGAAGATCAACGCTTCTACAATGTAGTTTTTTCTAGTTACTCTGTTGGCGAAACATACGTCACACGTAACTATGTGAACACGCCCAAAGTTTTGGAAGATGTGACTGAAACGCCCGTAGGCGCAACAGAACCCGTCACAACCAAAGGGCTGAAGTCCAACTACATTGCTCAGTTTAAACAAACAGCTAACTCAATCTTGGCTCAGACTGACTGGATGGTCATTCGTAAAGCCGAGCGTAACGTGGCTATTCCTACTGACGTAGTGGCTAAACGTGCGGCAATTTTTGCTGAATGTGATCGCTTGACGGCAGCCGTAACCGCAGCCGCTGACATGCCAGCATTCATTACAGCCGTGCAATCTGCTAATTGGAATTAATGTCACTACTCTGATAGAAGTAACATAAACAAAACCCGCCTCATCAGCGGGTTTTTTGTTTCTCTAGATATTATAAATAGAAGATGATTTATAAGGGGAAAAAATGAGTACTAGCAAACCAGCATCAAGAGAAGAATTTAAACAATTCTGTCTTAGAAGACTAGGTGCACCTCTCTTAGAGATAAACGTAGCTGACGAACAAGTTGAAGACTGCATTGAGATTGCATTTCAATATTACTACGACTATCACTATGACGCAACAGAAAAAGTATATCTCGCACACGCAGTCACAGAAGAAGATAAAACAAACAAGTACATCACAGTACCAGATGCAGTCATTGGTGTTATGAACATCTTTGACATTGGTGACAGTTATTCTACAAACAATCTTTTTAACTTGCGATATCAAATTTCTTTGAATGATTTGTATTCATTCAATACGGGTCCGTTTGCGCCATACTACATGGCATTTCAAAACGTTGCAATGGCAGAAGAACTGTTTGTTGGTAAACAATCTCTCAGATTCAATCGCCATATCAACAGAGTTTACATTGACATGTCTTGGGACACAAAAATAACTGCTGGTGAATTCATTATCATTGAAGGATATCAAAAGATTGATCCTGACACATTCACGGATGTATACAATGATAGATTCTTGCAAAAGTATTGTACTGCACAAATCAAAAAACAATGGGGTGAAAACCTTAAAAAGTTTGAAGGGCTTTCTATGCCAGGTGGTATCACATTTAACGGACAGAAAATCTGGGATGAAGCTACAGACGAAATTCAAGCATTAGAAGCAGAAGTCATTAGCACATATTCTTTACCAGTTACTGATATGCTAGGCTAATTACAATGGCACGTAATCGTTTTTTTAATCAATATACTCCTGTCAAACAGGAACAAAGTCTTGTTGAAGATTTAATTATAGAATCTATCAAGATTTATGGTATAGATGGTTATTACTTACCAAGAACGCACGTAAATTTAGATAAGATTTATGGTGAAGATGCGTCTATGCTTTTTGATGATGCACTTGAAATGGAATTGTATGTAAAAAGTTTTGATGGCTTTATGGGACAAGAAGACTTTCTTGCGAAGTTTGGTCTTCAAGTTGACGAATCAGTCACATTTGTTATTTCACAAAAACGATTCACGCAATCACTCAAAACATCTATCATTACAGAATATTCATATAACATGTTGACTGAAGATGGAGATGAATTGTTGAGTAACAGAAATGATGTTTCAGAGTATGACTACGATGCCATTGTGAGACCAAGAGAAGGTGACATGATTTGGATTCCTATGTTTTCAAGCATGTATGAAATTAAATTTACTCAAAACATTGAGAACTTCTTTCAATTAGGTAAACTTTACACATACGAACTCCGTTGTGACAGAATTGAATACTCTAGCGAACGTATTAATACTGACGTTACCGAAATTGATGCGATTGAAGATCAATACAGTTTGTCAACTGCTAACAATGAAAAATTACTTGATGAAGACGCCTTCTTATTCTTGCATGAAGACGGCACATTCATTGTCAACGAAGCTGACGTTGTTATCGCAGCCGAGATTTCAGCAGACAATGAAGAGATTGGTCAGAAAATTATTGACGATGACATTCTAGATTTCTCAGAACAAAACCCATTCTCATTGACAAGGACTTTCTAATATGATGTTCGGACACGACTTCTATCACGGAACGCTAAGACGTTACGTAATCATGTTTGGTAATTTGTTCAACGAAATTCAAGTTGACAGATACGATTCTGCGGGCACTAAACTTCAAACTGTCAACGTTCCAATTGAGTATGGACCAAAACAAAAGTTTATTCAAAGAGTGACTAGTGATCCTGATTTGGATCGTAGTGTTTCTACTACATTGCCAAGACTTGGATTTGAGTTTACCAGTATGACATATGCACCAAGCCGTAAACTCAACAGCAGTCACAAAATAACTAGGGGCGTTAATACTGGTGGTACAGATTTTAACTATATGTACACACCTGTGCCATATGACTTCAGCTTTTCTTTACATGCACTTTTTAGAAACACCGAAGATGGTACACAAATTGTAGAACAGATTGTGCCATTCTTTACACCAGACTTTACTGTGACAATGAAGATGATTCCAGAGATGGCACTCAACATGGATATTCCAATTGAGTTAAACTCAGTAACTTCATCAGACACATACGAAGGTGATATGGAGTCTCGCAGAATTCAAACGTATCAATTAGATTTTACAGTCAAAGGATATCTATTTGGACCTGTCAACAAATTCAAGTACATTATCAGAGAAGATGTTAATCTTATTGATGATGGTTCTGGAATTAACAAAGCTATTATATCCACACAAACATTTACTGGAAACTCTGAGTTTGAAGTGAGTGAAACCATAACAACAGAAAATGGACACACATCATAATGAAGAAAACAGTTGATGATAAGTTGAATGACATATTTGATGTGCAAGGTAAGATTGTTGAACAAGTCCTACCAGTAGTAGAACAAGTTAAAGAACCTGTTTCTACTGGTGCACCTAACGATGAATCTATAGATGCTGACTATGAATATGCGAGAGAGAATCTGAAACTATTCATTGAGCAAGGCAAAGTTGCTATGGAAAACATTATCTTCTTAGCAAAAGAGGGTGAGTCTCCGAGAGCATATGAAGTTGTTGGTCAGCTAATTAAAACATTGTCAGACACTAATAAAGATTTGTTAGACTTAGGCAAAAAAGTAAAAGACTTGAAATCTAAAAAAGATGACACGACACAACCAGCACAGCATATAACGAATGCATTGTTTGTTGGTAGCACAGCAGAATTACAGAAACTAATTGGCAAGAGATGACAGCAAAATCCTACTTAGGAAATTCTCTTTTAAAAGCATCTGGCGTACCACTCAATTTCACTAAAGAAGAAATTGAAGAGTACTTGAAATGTGCTGATGATCCGATATACTTCATTGAAAGTTATTGTAAGATTGTCACACTAGACCATGGGCTTCAGCCATTCAAACTATATGATTGTCAAAAGAATAAAGTAAAAATTATCCATGAGAATCGTAAAGTTATTCTTATGGAAGGGCGACAACAAGGTAAGACAACAACCTCAGCCGCTTATATTCTTTGGTACACATTGTTTCAAGGAAGCAAGACTGTAGCGATTCTAGCAAACAAAGCAACAGCCGCTAGAGAAGTTTTGTATCGTTATCAAATCATGTATGAGAATCTTCCTACATGGCTTCAGCAAGGTGTCACTACATGGAACAAGGGTGACATTGCTTTAGAGAATGGTTCAATCGTATTCACAG